TTAAATAGCAGTTGCGCCGGCGAATTCATCCAAGCTCATGATTTGCGTTTCAGCCTGTTCGGCCCATGACTGAGACGATGTGACGTCCAGAGTCACCGGATAATCACCCATCATGATTTTTGCCTGGTCATCGTAGCGCACGGATAGCGAGGCCTTAACTGTGCCGCCGCTGTCCTGTCTGACGCTTTCCACGGCGTAAATCAGCTCAATTTCAGTTTCCTGATCGCAGAGATACCCGCCGAGATAATGAATCTGAACGGTTTTAGGTGCTGATAATGTAAACGCCATAATTATTCCTCACGAAGCGCGATAGTATTTTTCGCCGTAAATCAGTTTGCACAGACTGAATGCCGCAGCATCTGCGCCAGCCTTGTAACTGACGGTATAGCCGAGGTCATTCGGGTGGTTGTAATTAGGAAAGTTGAAAAGCGCGGACCATCCGTGATCCTCAACACCCAGCCTGAACCAGGGAATTTCGTTCTCCATTACAAACGCTGATTTCCCACGTGCCACTGTACGCACCATGCTGTTGTAGAGGCCGAAACGCACATCCCCAACAACTTTAACGCCGCTCCCCGACCAGTTGGCCTCCACAAACGATTTTGACGGAGGCGGGTCCAGCACCTCTTCAATAATGCTGTCGAGATTGATGTGCTGAATGGTGGTATTAATCAGGCCAGAAACCGGGATGTTTTCTGCAACGGTGATGGTTTTTCGGTCCTCGGATATGGCAGCAATGGTGTAATCACCGGCATTCTCCCCGATAACCCGCAGCACATGCCCCGGTCGCAGGATTTGCCCGCCCCAGCTGGTCGCTGCGTTTCCTGTGTCATAGGCAAATGCCGTGCTGTTGATAGTTTTGTTAGCTGAATCAAAGGTGAAACCCGTAGGGACGTTGAATGTTCTGACCGGCCAGAGGACATTCAGGTCACCCAGTTTGATGTTTTTGACGGTGCTGTGCTCGACATTGTGGTGTGGCGTGGTGCAGACAATAACCACGGCGCCCTTTGCCGTGCACTGGTCAATCAGATTTTCCAGGACTGCCCGCTGAAGCGGGTACGTGCGCCCGCGGTTAAAGTTTCCGTTCGGCGTGGCATCATTCATCCCGCCAACAATCAGCACGATATCCGGCCAGTCGTCAGGGTTACTACTGGTGAAATACGGGGAATTTTGCAGCTGCGCGGCAAACTGGTGTATCGCCTGGCCTCCGATACTCTGGTTGTCGTCGATAAACTCAAACTCACCATAACCAGAAAGGTGCTCTTTCATAGAATTAATAAATAAAGCGCTGGGAGAAAAAGGAGCACCAACAACGCCACCACCAGTTGACCCGGCTCCTAGCCCCACAGACGAACCGGGAGTGGTGACTATGATGCGTTTCTTAGTAACAGTTCTTACGCCATTGCTAAATGAAATCTCACCGAATGGCGCGGTGTTGGCCTGCGTTCCGTCACCGATGAGCTTTTTGCTCAGTTTGGTATACGGGTCGGTGATAGCACCCTGCAGATTAGTAACGCTGCTTTTGAGGTTCAGAATGTCCGTGGTCGGGTCACCCGAGAAAAGCAGTTTGAAATTATTAACCGGAGAGCCGCGATACTGAACCGTAACGGGTTTTGCTGCCTGAAGTTCCCCACCCGTCAGCGCGGTGTTTGCCCCTTTCAGCAGGTTGCGCGTTACGGAGTTTCCGTACAGGTCAGTAATGACCAGCGTCGTCACGCCGGTGTTCGCCACCACAGGTTCAAACGTAATCTGAGTACCGTCACCCAGCAGGCCGGGAATGGTTACGGATACCGCATTAGGGCTGGCGCTGTCGCTCGTTACCGTTCCTTTGGTATACGCATTGAGAACACGTACCCTGTCCCCTGGGTAGGTCAGCAGACGAAAATCAGAAGAAGCGGCGTTGTACATGAGGAAGCAGGGGTTACCCGATACCAGGTCTCCGACAGCCAGAGCAGTACCGCCCGCCTGTTTAATCGTGCGTGCAGTCCACCCGTTCAGCGACAGCGTCGGCGTTCTCGTGGTATTGGTCGCGCTGGGTGTAAAAACAAACGCACGACCGGTGACCAGAACCTGTGATGATGTGGTGTTGGCAGTGGTTCCTGTATAGGCGTCTGCTGATGCTGAGACAGAAGATACAATGGTCAGTGAGTTCAGCTCAAGACTCAGCAGGCGTGCATTCAGCTCCGCCGCCACCGGACCGGATGCCATCAGAACGAAATTGTTTGCCGTGCCTGTGCGAAACTCCATCAGTACCGGCTGATTCAGCAGCAGCTCATTGCCGACTAATGCTGCAAAGTTTTGTTTCTGGATGGCACGGGTAACGATGCTCCCTTTCGCATCAGTCACCGTGACATTGACAGCACCAGTATTCAGGATTGGGGACAGAAAATAAATCAGACTGCCATCACCCAGCAGGCCGGGAATAGTAATCGCGACTGTGTTAGCTGCGCTACTGCTGACCACCGTAGCCGCCTGGTAACCTGACGAATAAGGGCTCTTCTCGCGAAGTATCTCAACCGCTACGCCTGATTTATTCTGATAAAGAATGTAAGAGATATCACTTATTCCGCTAACGGGTACTTTAAAGTATTCCCCCTCGCTGGTTTTCAGTAATCCGGCTTCTTTCGTCTCGTAAATATCCGAACCGGAATATACAGCTCCGGATAAATCGTCAACTGCTTCTTTCAGATATAAGGTTCGGTTTGCAAGCTGAGTTGCCTGGACGTTTAACACCCCCCCCGGCCCAGCTTTGGCCCGTTCAGCTTCTTCGAGTTGATGAATGCCAGACTCCCATGATGGTGTTTCGGGTAAATTAGACATTACCACCCTCCAGAGTTGTCATAACCGGCCAAACAATATCAGGAGCAAGCGATGTATCTACCCGGTTAAGTAGTACCCGATAAGCCTGAAAAGCAGTAAGACGGGATTTTTCATCATCAGTCGCCATATTTAAAGTAATGGCATCATGAAGAATTGAAATATCCGCCGATGCCTGAGCAAGTAGCTCTTTTTTCTGAATATCAGCATTAGCAACATCAGCCGCATGCTGAGCATCTGCATCGGTTACCCAGGCAGAACCGTCCCATTTGTCGTATGGGGTTGATGGTGCTGAGGTCGTTACAGTATCGGGGATGGGGCCTGGCTCGGTAATAACGTGGCTGGCCAGCGTCTGAATGTCATAGACGGTGATACCTCGATAATCATCGGTAACAGACCAGGACGAATTATCTTCGGAACGAACAGCAACCTGATATTCACTTTGTACCGGTGGTTCTTCCATGCATGAAAATGCAGGAATGCCTACACCGACATGTATGTAAACTTCCTCGGTACCAATAAACTCACGGGACGTCATATCAAAATGAAATACCTGAGTTGTTCCCGCCTGAGTTGCAATTAAATTGCCATCAAATACTGCTTTAATATCGCCAGACATTACGCCGCCCTCACAATATAATGAAATGCCATGTTTTTAACCGTTGTTTCGGAATTGCCGGAAGCATCGATGGTTATCGTATGACCATGCGGGCCGATATAAACTGTGTGGGAATGCGGCGGTTGCACAGAGGTCCGTCCGAATCCAGAACCGCCATTGCTACCAACTGCCTGATCACTGCCACCTTGTTTCTGCATCTCGGATCCCCAGCCGTGATCGTGCTCGTTGTCACTGCTGGTTGTTTTTGTGCCCAGGTCAGTCTCTGTCGCTGATGCTCCATGGGTATGCGCTTTATTGCCATCAGCTTCAAGACTGAGCAGCGCACGGCCAGAGGCCGGTAACCCTTTGATTGTCTGTCCACGTAAATCAGGTAACGAGCCGCCAGTATAAACCGCAGCCAGATTCGGATAGGTCGCCGCGCTGAATGACGCACCGTTGCAGATTAAATATCCCGTCGGTGGCGTACTGGTTGGCCATGGCAGCGGTATGCCGTAAGGTACCGACATATTTGAATCCACCATGATTTTATTGATGGCCTGTAATACCTGGTTATTACTGTCGCCATCAGGGTTGATACCTGCTGCGGCCAGAATAGAAAGCAGTTCACTTTGTACAGACCGGATGGCACCCTGCACATTATTCAGGAACAGTGCTCTGACAATGGTTCCTAACGTCCCAAGCGAGGGGTTACCGTCGCTGAATTCATTATTAGGTGCATCAACCGGAGGCATCAGGCTTTGCATAAAATACTCCGTTAATCGGTGGTCTTTTCTACGTAGCCGGTCATTGGCTGTTCGCCATCCAGCGCAAATGAGCCATCCAGATAAAGCGGATAGGTCATTTCGGATTCGTAGAGGAAATAACAAAGGGTATGTGCGGGTTTTAATTCATTGAACGTGGTTTCAAGAACTTTATCGCCCAGCGTCATGAGCCGTTCGCCCACGCGGGAAGTCCCCGCGCGGAAATAATAAAGAGGAACTTCTAACCCATAGACGTTTACCCGCCACGTAAAAATAATATCGTCGATATAGAGCGTATCACCGCAACGACTGGAACCGACCCTGAAGGGTTGTAATTCATCAATGGTGATGGTGTAGCCAATCCTGCTGGCCATGGTGATAAAATACGGAATACTTAAACCACCAATTTCTGACAGCTTAATCAGCACGCGATCGAGACGCTGCTGATACCCGTCATCCTCATTAGGCGTGACGTCTAAAACACGCTCCCAGTCTGTCAGCAGGTTATCAGCAAAAAAGGGTGCAATAGCGTTCAGTGCATTATTTGCTGATTCATCCGTTGCATCGAATGCATTACCCTCTGCCGATAGCTCAGCAGATAAGGCTGGTTGCTGCGTATCGTAGGCAACCAGTGGCAGTAACAGGGATAAGAGGTTCTTCGCATTGCTCATAGCTGCGATACCTCGATGCTGCCGACCCGGATCCATTCCACAACGGATTCACTGACGTCAGGAAATACGTTCGACGTCGGGGAAACTATGACGCGGTCCACGACGCCGGTCACGATAGAAATCAGCATCTCGGCCTGAGAGCGAATAAACGGCTCACCCGGAGGTAATTTATTGATATAGTCGGTCAGCGCGGAAATAATATTTTCACGCGCCACATCAATTGTCACACCATCCAGCGAAACCTGAATATCCAGGTCTACCGTTTTAATCGTCGGGCCCAACACCAGACAGTTTTTAGCGGTTACCGGGCGCACATCGTCAATATATGCCTGCGTGGCGGCAATAATTTCGGCAGAGGGTAAACCGTCGGCCGAGGTAATGACCACGTCAACAGTACCCAGCCCACGCCGCAAGGGATAAACATAAGCGGCCGTGACGCCATCCACGGACATCGCCCAGCGGCGGTAATCGTACTTATTCCCGCCGGCTGGAGCGCGGCGAATAATGTCCAGCAAACGCGCCAGTAACTCAGTATCGGATTCCTGGTCAGTTCCCCCGGACATAATCCCGATAATAACAGTGCTGTCGAACCCTGTCGGTGTGCTGGTAAACGTGCCTGATGTGATAGCTGTGGTATTACCGGCAGCGCCGGCAGTGGAATAGCTTGCCGCTACCGTACCGTTACCGTCGCTATCAAGCGTCACTGCGGCCGTGGTGGTATATGTCAGGCTACCGCGCGTCACACTGTAGCCGGCCGCTGCCGTCGCGCCGGGTTCGCCGGTGACAGTCAGGATGCCGCTGGCCGTGGTGGCCGACTTGCGATACAAGCCGCGCGTACGGGCGTGCCATTCCAGAAACTCGGTATCGGCCGTGTCAGGAAATATCTGGCGAACTATCCAGCCCTGATATTGATAAATACCGGTGGCCACGCTGGCAGATGCGCTGGCCCGGATATACAGGTCACTATCAACGCCAGTATCCGCGTCGGGATTCAGGTTTTTAATATCGCGCAGAATATCGCTGCGGATATCTTCAAACGTTGGCGTGATAAACGGCATTAAATAACCCTCACAAAATGCTTAAAGGTGACGATACCATCGGCCTGAATAACGGTGATCAATAAAAGGAGCCAGCCTGGCTCCCCCTGAAAGGTTTCTACTGTGATACTTTTTGCCCGGCCATCTGTGTCGGCCGTCAGCGGTGCTAGCGCCTCTTCGGCATACTGGCGAGCGAGCTTATGTACGCGGGTTACATCTTTCTCTCTCCTCAGCAGATAAAGCTTTGAACCGACATCCGGCTGCGCCCACCACGAGCCAAGCGGGATGGTCAGACGCAGATACACTGCGTTAGCCAGGGTGCTCGTGCTCGTGCCGGCGTAGTCGCCGGTTGTCGGGTCTAATAGTCTGTCCACGCTGCCATCATGGCAGCGCGGTATGCACGGATTAAGCTGAAGAGGTTCAGTGGGTTCGGAGGGGGTTACATCTGCTGGTTCGGTTTATCCGTCGTGCCGGCGTCGCCGCCATGATCGTGGTCATGGTCGTCATAGGTCTCGCGTATCGCCTCGAGCGTCGATTTACCGTCAGCCAGCTGGTCGCTGGCTTTGAGCAGCGGGGTCTCAAAATTTGCGCCAGTAGTTGCGGTGACGTCGTAGTCCTCAGCCTGCACGGTATATTTTTTGGTTTTCACGAGGTACTCGTCGCACTCTGTCTCGACGATGCGGCCCTTTTTGATATGCACATACGCGCCTTCGTCAGAGTAGATGGCCATCTCGCCGCTGGCCACCTGCAGGCGATATGCGCCGTTCTCCGTGGCGATGATGATCGAATGCGACGTCTGGCCACCAATGGGAAGCACGATACACTGAGTGCCGGCAGGCGGGCAACTGGTAAACCCGAAGTGCTGGAACAGTTCGGCATCCTGCAGCTTCTCGCCGGCGAGGCCGTTAACCTGCACCTGCTGGATACTTAAATCGCTTTTAACACGGGTTAAACGCCCCCTGAATGCGAGACGAATACCACGCAGCGCGGCGCGAATACGTAAATCAACCTGGTTCCACATCGACTATCCCCGTTTCCAGTTTTTTCTTTTTCCGTCCCTTGCGGGCCTTTTTCTTCTTCGGCCACGCGTCAGGTATCCAGACGCCATCTTCTTTCAGCCTGAGCGTGGTCACCGTTCCGCCCGGACGTCCGCCGGTAAACTCCCGCCCCATCAGAAAATAGATGGCATCAATGCCGTGCGGCTCGCTGATAACGTGTATACGCTGTCCGGGCTCCCATAGCACGCCGTCGCTTGTCCGGTGGCCCTGAACCCGGGCAATCAGGGAATAACCCTCCAGTCGGGCATCGGCCATCATTTTGCGGGCGCGGTAGCGAACCTGTTCCAGGTCATCGGCATCGTGCATGACGACCACCTGCGGCCGGTAATACGTGACCGTTGGATCCTCGACGACAAACTGCAGACCATGCTGACCGGTCTCGGGAAGGCCTGTATCCAGTTCGGTGTCGGAGGTATCCGTATCCCCGGACACCGTCAGTGAGGCTGAGCTGCTGACGTCGATAATCCCCAGCTCTTTTTTGTTGTTCGTTGAGTGTGCATGGCCCTGCGCCAGCACCGTCAGACGGGAAAAGCTGCGCTCCATACTGCTTTCATCGGTGAGGCTGAGCAGGTTGTTGCCTTTGCCTGAACGGCGCATCACCAGCGTGGCCACCGGCGCGGCCGTATAGTCCGGGCCACCGATTACCAGCGTGCCGTCCGGGCGGAACCATGGCCATAGCCCGCGACCGGCACAGGCCCGCAGCAGGATATCCCATGCCCGCTCGCCCGGTTCGGTGGTGATTTTGTCATTGCGGATCGAGCTCTCGGCGTGCAGCTCGATGTTTTTAATACCCAGCGGCCGCACGACCTGGGCGATGACCTCTTCCAGGCTGGCCTGACGGCTGGTTAGCACAGGTGATGCGCAGTCCACCAGGATGGCCGCACCGTCACGGCCGGTGACGGACAGCGATACCTGATCGCGGCTGACGGTGCGGGAAACCCGGTCTATGCGCCCGGACATCACAACATCCGGCCCGACCCGAACCTGAACAGGAACGCCCCGGGCCACGCCTTCCGGGAAGATGCCGGCAGGCAGGCCGAGACGCATCGACCACGCATCGGCGGGGATGAGAAAGTCGCTGTCGATACCGTAGCCGGACCAGTCGGAATGCACCTTACCGCCCACGATCACGGATACTTTGTCGAGGTCGATATCCTGCGCCGCCTGTTTATTCTGCGTAGCCATTCAGCACGTCTCCCGGGATGATGTTGTTAGGGTCCCGGAGGGACGGATTAAGGAGCTTCAGCTCGCCGGCTCGGGTGTAGTCGCCGTACCACAGATGCGCCAGCAGGTGCAGGTTCGTGGCGCTGGCCACCGTGCGCTGAATCATCGGCGGCCGGGCATTAATCAGGGCCACAGCCATCGACTGCAGGGAGAGCGCGGTATCACGCAGACCGTCGATGACCGGCTGATATTCCAGGGCGATCGACGTCTCAGAACTGCTGACGTTCTCCATCTCTGCCGCCCAGGTACTGCGTACGCTGTCGATGGCGTTCTGCACCGCCTGACGAGCATCACCGGTGATCAGGCTGATATCATCGGGGCTGAGTGAAGCCGTAATGGTCTCATCACTAAGAAGGTCTGACGCCTGCTGCGCCAGCTCGATGGCCACACTAATCATGGTCATGGCGATGAGTTCGCGAATATCACTGGTGGTCACGTTCGCCGGCATCTCGACTGATGCGGTTACATCGCCTGTGACCAGACCCGCCGGCAGCGCGGCCACTTCATCGGCCTGTGTTTTTACCGCCGCCCAGTCAGCGATGACCACGGCCGGCGCTGACGCATAGACGGCAGAGTCGTTGCTGATGGAGCTCATCGCCGCCGAGCTCTGCAGGCTAAGGGCTGACTGAATATCGTTCATGAAGGCCGACGGGAAATTCACAAAATCGGTAGTGCTGCTGATAAACCCGGTGATGTCGCCGCGAAGAACGGCAACCATATTCAGCGCCGTTACGCCCAGCGCTTTGGCCCGGGCCAGATACTGCCGCGCCGTTCGTAGCGGCTTCATGGCGTTATCCAGCAGCGTCGCAGCGTTATCGAGAATACCCTGAGCCTGGTTGAATATGGCGTCGGCCTGGCTGAGTGGCCACTCTCGCACAAAGAACTCGACATCCAGACCTGACTGCAGGAACTGCAGATCAACGGTGCAGTAGTCGGGGTTATCGGCCTCGTGATTCACCTGGTAAACGTAGCACAGCATGTCCGGCATGACCCCGAACACTGGGTGTATCAGCTCGCCCGGTCCGCGGGTATAGATGGCCGCCATAAACGCCTGCAGCCGGCTTTCGTAGTCGTCACCGAAGAAAACCGCCTGACACTGCAGGCTGCGAGGTTTAGCGCCGAGATCGTCAATATTGGCTCCGTCGCGGTACGGATATTCGTGCTGGGCGATATCCCGCTGCATGCTGTCGCGGGTGTTGATGATATCGAAAGCGACGCCCCGGAAGCGGGCATCCTGCAGATCCGTTTCCCATGCCATCAGTGCGGTCCTCCCTGCGGCCCACGCGCGGCCGACTGACCGTTTGCCTCGTTAACGACCTCTGCCAGTACCCGGCCATCGACCTGCAGCTGGGTGGTGATGTTGATAGGAGTTTGCTGTGCCGGCTGCTGCGCGAACGGCGGCACCGGGTAACCGTTGGCAGACTGAGGGATGCTGATACTTGATGGTGACGCCCACCAGGCTTTTACTTCATCCCATGCATCCATAAGCCCCGGGCGGGATTTCAGTGCATCAAGCATACGGGCCTGATCGTTGGGGTAATTACCTTTTTCAAGCCGGGCGCGTGCCTCGGCATCACCACGGCCCACCTGCATAAGAGGCGCGGCTTCAGCACCTTGCCAGAGTGCAAACGGTGCCAGAACACGACCACCGACAAGACCGAGGCGGCCAGCCCAGCCCGGAATCCGGCTGGCTGCACCAGCACCTGCCGCTGCAGAACCGCTGGCTGTTGCTGCCGCACCTGCAGAGGAGAGAAACTTGATGCCGGCGAACGCCCACGCTGCGGCCGTCATTGCTTTGATTGCGGTTTCAGCGCCAGCCAGTGCTTTTGTCAGGCCCGGATACGCGCCGGCGTAATCGTTGAGCTCGCCAGAGAGTTTACCCAGCACATCTGACAGCGGCTGGATAGAGTCCATCTGCGCAAAGTCCCGGGTATTATTGAGCTGGTTGACCTTGAAAAGGTTAGTCCCTTTGATTAATTCAAAGTTCTGCTCACCAGCTGTCTGCCCTTCAGGCAAGTCCCGCTGAAGATTGGCGCTATCTCGGACATCGTAGGCATATTTGCGATTCGCTCTGTAGGCAACCAGGGCCATCAGTGCTTGCTGATCTGCGATAATTCGCCCAACAGAAGAGCCTTCCAGTACTTTTGCCTGAGATGCCATTATTTGTTGGCGGGTAGAGCCATCAGTCGTACCCGCTAGTTGTTTCTCAAGTTTCTGATATGCAGGATTACTCGCGACGATCTTGTCTACTATCCCACTAAATGCATCAAGGGCATTCAATCCCTTACCCTGGGCGGCAACAATGGAGCCAGGAAGATCAATACCTTTACCGTTATAAACGATACGGGCAGCAGCATTTGCTGCATCCTGGCTTGTTATTTTTGCCAACAATTGAGTTACGTTCGTACCCGCCTGATCACTGGAACCTGCAGTAATAGCAGCTGCCTGATTAAAACCCAGGAGGGAAGCGAAATCGTTCAGGCCTCTCATGCCGGCATTACTCGCATTCGCAAGCTGAGCCGGTAAGAACTTCGCCATATCGGCAAGCTCGAATGAGCCAGCCTGACCAGCACTTATCGCCATGTTAAGAGCTTTAGGTATATCACCATCATTGAGGCCGAAAGTTTGCTTCAGACGAATTGCTATCATGGCGAGGTCTTTAGAATCAGCACCTGTTGCCGTTGAATATTTTTGCAGTGTGGGGAGTAGACGTTCTGCTGAGCCATAATCAACAGCCCCGGAGGCTAGGAGCGTATCAAGCGTATCAGCAGCCGTCTCCTTACTACCACCACCAACAGAAACGGCACGGCGGATCAACTTATCCATCGACTGCATACCTGCCTGACGGCCGGCCAGGTTATCATCCGCAAACGCAGTGTTGGCCATCATGGCCAGGCGCTGCTGATACGTCATCTGGTTACGCACTGAGGGGGCGACAATAGCCCCTGCGGCTGCGATGCCGCCGGCGAACGCCGTGACATTCCCACCCCACATACGGGCGCGTTCCATGCGTGACATTGACTGACCGGCACCATTGAGCTCGGTACGCAGCTGCGCGACCTGGTTCGTCATCGCACGAAACGCGCGGGTCTGTTCATTAGCAGTGAGGGTGCCGGTTCGGAGCAGACGATTATAGGCGGCCTGCGTCTGCGCTATCTCGCGCTGGATGTCGCGTTCAGAGCGGATCCCCAGCACAGAGCGGGCATTAGCAGCCCGTTGATATTCCTGCTGCAGGGTTCGGGATGCGCGGATACCGCTCTGTGATGATTGTTCACGAACTCGGGCGGCTTCTTCCTCTGCTTTTTTATTGGCATTGGTCTGCTTTAAGACGTCGGCCAGTGCCTGGCGCAATGCCTTTGAGCCCTGGTCTTTTGCCATCAGGGTCATGGCAAGCTGTAGAGCACGCATTTACCTTTTCCCCTTCTTTTTCCTGCGGGATTTTACATGAGGAGTACGGGAAGCCGGCTTCCTGCCGTGCAACCCGTCGAGATCGTCAAGCCAGTTGGTCAGCTCGCTGACGGTCATTCCTTCGATACGGTCTGCGCTGATGCCGAATCGTCCGAGGATGAGGGTGGCTCGCCTGAGCCCTGAGAGGCCGGCAGCACGCGCATCCGCTTTTTTTTAAGCCCGGTCAGCTCGGCATCCAGAAGATCCATATCTTCATCGGTCAGCCCATCCAGCAATAGCTCGGCGGTAATTTCCTCTTTTGGCAGGCCCCCCAATGACTCAATCACTTCAGCCATAATTGCTGCGCGGTAGTACATGGAAGCGGCCGGGGATTCGGCTTCTCCCATGGCTTCCGTCGTCGCCGCCAGTGCTGCGACGGTATGGCGAATGACTGGAACTGTCACGGTGTAGTCATAGTGAATGGTGTCACCGTGAGGCACGCCGTAAAGTAATTGTCCTGATGCTTTCATTAGCCTTGTACCTTACGCAGTGACTGGATCGTGATATCGCGGCGGGCTTCGTTATCCACGGTGTACTGTTCCCCGGTCTGAGTGGTGAAGCAGTCCAGATAGGAGTACAGCGGGTTACCGTCCATATCCATGGTGGTCAGTTTGGCTCCCTCCATTTCATCCCAGTCCGGCTGCGCGACGTTTTTCGGCATCACAACGGTGATCTGCAGTTGGTGCTCGGCGATGCCTCTTGCGAAGCCTTTCGCGCGGCCGGTACGGTTCATCGTCTTCACCAGCTTGCGGCCGGTGTTAGTCTGGGGACGAATATCGGTAACCTCAATCTCCTGACCGTCCACGTACAGAACGATTGAGCCGACGTATTCTTCAAGTGCCATTTACATGCTCTCCTTACAGAAGCAAATCGATACGACCGGCGAAGACGTGGAGACCGTTCACCACATCCGACGGAATACGTGCGTTCAGGCGGTTAACGTCCTGGCTGTCTCGCTCGACGATCAGCGCGTCCTTATTGGCGTCAACTTCCTCAATGATTTCCAGCTCTTCCAGCTTCAGCAGCACGTCATAAAGCTCGCTGCGGACCAGCGGAGGCGTGCGGGTGGAAAGCTTTTCACGCGGGAATCGCAACGCAATACGCTCGCGGCACGCTTTACGCACGTAATCCAGGGTGCGGATGGTCGTCAGGTCCAGCAGGGACACATCATCGACGCCGCTGGCGTTGCGGGTATAGGTCGTGATGGCGCGGACGATCTGCACCGTCTCACCAGACCCCACTTCAAACGGAGTCAGGCCGTTATGCAGCGCGTTTTCCTGCTCGGTTCGTCCCGGGCGGCTGGCGAGGTCCGTCACATCCAGTGCCAGCGTCAGGGTGTTCAGCGGCCGGGCCGGGTCTTCTTCACTGGCAATACGTGCGCCATATGCCGCCGCAATCTCTGCCGGCAGCATGACGGAACCGTTATGCCAGCCCACCGTAATACGTCCGCTGTTGATTTGTGATGCCAGCGTGGTACCGGCGGCGAGCGTACCCGGCCAGCCGGCGACGCCCACCGCGCCACGCTGCTCCATCGGACCGGAAACAAAATCCAGATGGGTACGCAGTGCCGTCAGCGTTGCCTGGGTGCAGAATGGACTGATGATGATGTTGTGACCTGCAGCCACGACGTTCGCCAGCGCCGGCGCGATATCCGGGTCAGTGGCTCCGCTGGCCATCGCAACGATGGCAGTCGTCGTACCTGACGCGGTGGTCTGCGCACGCAGGCGGATATCGTTACCGGCGGTACCTTTGTTCTTCGCGGTCAGCGTTAGGACACCAGCAGCCACTGCCGCGGTAACGGGCAGTTCCGGCTGATTGTCGATCGCAGTTTTCATTGCTGCGGCGATGGCCGTTGCGGTATCTGCCGCACTGACGGCCACATCCACCCGGGTTTTACCGACCCACAGGCTGACAACGCCCTGCGAGCTGGCGGGCCCGGTGATGGTCAGCGTACCGGTGGCGGCAACGCCGGCGCTCGCATCGCTGACACCGATAACGGTCAGGTCAAGATAGGCATAGGTGCTAATGGCCGTCACGACCATAAGGTGCGCAACGGACCCGTAGCCAAAGTAAACCGCAGCCTCATCGCCGCTGAATACACTGGTGGCCACAAGCGGATCGAGGCTACCGGTGGCGAGCATCGGGGCGACAATCAGCACCTTCTGCGCGTTCGCCGGCAACGTGCGTACCGCAAGTCGCGTATTGAACTCGAAATACTGCCCCGGCTTGCGGATGCTCGACGGGATATTGTCGAAAGAAATATTCGGGCTGGACATTATTTAGTTCCTTTGCCGGTAGTCGCTTCAGTCACTTCGACCAGGTCGCCCTCGTTAAGGCGGCGCTGGTAATAGGTGCTCCCGGGAACCTCAACAGGCTCCTGCTCGATGTAGCGGCGGGGGTTATCCTCGCGCGGTACTCGGATCCCTTCACGGGATTTAACTTTCATGATGAATAATGTCCTCAGCAGCGAACGGCTCCCGGCCGTTCAGGAAATACTGCAAATCGGTGGTCAGCCAGGCTGGATCGTCCTCGCTGCTGGCACCGCCATACTCGCCAAAAATCTGGTCAGGATGGCCTGGAGGCAGGTCCGCAGGAGCCAGCGGAAAGCGGCCATTTTGCAGTGATTCAGAATCAAAACGGGTGTCGAACTCGCAGGCAAATACGGACATAGCGGCCTTCTGAACCTGCGTGTTAAACAGGGTTCGCACCTTGCCGGGCATCAGGTGGTCAATCGGTAACCCTAAATCCTGCCGAGCCAGCAGCCGGCGGATGGCATACACCAGCTGGTAAGAACCCACCTCGTTGAATGACGGCCCACCGTGGCGGGTAGTCTGGTCACTGCGCACGCTTCGCGCGCCCGCGATGACCACAAAACGCCCGGTATCACGCCACTTATTACGGGCGGTGCTCAGCAGCTCTGAACCCTGAACACCGCCAAACGTGACCCATACCCCCGGCAACTGGCGAACCACCTCAGCAGGTTCGCCATCGAGTTCGCCACTGTAGGAACGCACCTCGCGGACCAGTTTGCCGAGCCCCCGGGTGAGCCTGTCGATAATGGCGGATTCGATTTGCGTGATAATCAAAATGCACCCCCATCCGTTTCACTGCGCCCGAAAACCCGGCCATTCGAGGAAAAGCGGGAAACACTCCCGCCCTGAGCGACTGAGCCATCCGGGAGACGGCCCAGCGTGATGCGGCCATCAGCCACACGCTCCAGATACCTGATTGCGTCTTCATAACGTTGACGTATCTCCTCCGTGTTCTGCGTCTGTGCGCCGGTCAGTTCGTACCGGGCGATATCGCAGCATTTACCCGTCAGGATCCCGGGCGTATCGGTCCATGGCACCGGATAACGGCCAGCGAGGTAGCTGTCGATGGTGGCGGTGGCCCGTTCAAGGCCACCGTTCAGCACGTCGTCGTCAATCTCACCGGTAAAGTCACGATCGGAAAGCGCGATACATTCCGTTTCACCAAACTGCCTGACCATATCGTCCCGGGTTGCGTACATAGCTGGCTCCGCTTACTTTTTCTCTTTAGCCGAAGACTCAGCCGCTGAAGTATCGGCAGCGACGTTATCCTTCGCCTCCGGTGACAGGCTCGCCGTCTGAAGTGCCAGCGCAGCCTGCAGACGATCGCGGTCAGTGGTTACGTCCTTCAACTGGGTCTCCAGCTCCTGAATGCGTCCCAGTGCGGCCTTCAGCTTGTCGTCATCGCCGCTGATCGCGCCGGTATGCACGACCAGCGCCGGCTCGGCACGCAGGATGGCGATCTGCTCTTCGGTAAAACTGCCATCCGGCCAGGTCACAGGCACGTCACGGTGTGCCACACCACAGCGACGGAACCCGTCGCGCTTGGAGGTAATCGTAATTTCAGGCATTTATGCATCCACCCCGGTTGAACCAAAAGCCATCTGCCAGAAGCCATAACCGCCGTTGGAGCGGGCTTCGGCACCAAATTTGTACTTCTTCATCAGGAAGACGTCGTCGCTGTCCATATTGGTCTGCTCGACGAACACCGGTTTTTTACGCTCCTGGTAGACCAGCGGCTTCACCGGCTGGGTGTTGTCAAAGAGATACCACTCGGTATCCGTGGCCAGCCCCGGCCAGACCAGTACTTTCGCCGTCCCCTTGTAGATGTTCGGCGTATTGTCCGGGAAACGGTCGGCCGTCATCAGGTAGTTGGCTTCATCTTCCAGCGCTGGAGGGACAACCAGCAGGCCCGGACGGATACGCAGGTTCTCACCTTCGTCGTCTTTGAAGTCGCGCATGGCTGAACGAGCAGCACCGTAAGACGCTTTCGCAGCGGCGAACGTTGCCGCTGACAGCTTTTTGGTCCCTTTATTTGACGCCACACCATTACCAACCGGGTGATCCGTATCGAAGAAATACTGCCCGTCGTAACAGAAGTTGGTGAATCCACTGCTCAGCAATCGCCCGATGATATCGGCAGGCAGTTCTGCTGCCGACTGGCCCGCGCCCTGAGCCTGCTGCGCATAGCCCAGCATGGTGTCGTCTTCAATGTCGTTACGATCGACTTCGATGGTCGCTTCCCAGTCCTTGTTACGGATGGTGTAGCTGAAACCTTCCAGGGCTTTCACCACTTTTTCACCAATCCACTCGCGCATTTTCGGGAAACGCGAAAGCCAGGCGTAATTTTCTTCCTTGGTGGTGGACGGCACGACCATCGCAATCTGCTGCCAGTCGTTGGGGGTCTGATCAAACGCATTCTGAAAGGTCTTCTTGAGACCGATAAAAATGGTTTTCAGGTTCTGCTTGTTAACAATCACGGCTGCTCTCCTTAAATTTCAACCCAGACACCGTCGGACTCGACGGCAATAACTTTACCTGCCACTGGTCGTGCATCGGTGTTGCTGGTTTTTGCCACGGTGATGCTGTCGGCGACATAACAGGGCTTTCCGACATCAGCCTGGGTTACGGCATCCCCGGAAAAGTTCGCCAGCTTCCACGCCTTACCTCGACGCACGAGAACAGACGTCGCCCCAGCCGCGCCGGCGGTGTTATCGGCATACTCATCGGAGACGCCGAAGATGGTCAGGGCCGCAGTGGCTGCCCCCGGAACGGCCAGACCACTGGCGTTAACGCCGACCAGGTGTCCGCCATAAATCATCGTGGCCGCAGCCACAGGCACGGCGACCAGATCGCCGTTACGCCAGGGAGTATTACGATCAGGCATTGCCGGATTCCTCTTTAAAGTTGTTCGGATCAAGCCCCATGATGCTGAGCATCGCCGGATTAAGCTCATCGTCCGGGGCGGAAATAGTGCGGGATGGCTGACCTGCAGGAGCACGGCCACCGGTCTGAGTAGTCGTCAGCGCGGCGATGCGAGGCTGCTTACTCAGATGATCACGGAGTTTGTCGGGGCTGGATTTGGCCAGCGCCTCCGCCCAGGTTTTTTGAGCCGGCAACAGGCGGCCGTCAGACAATGCTGCCTGAATCAGGTCGGCGGACTGCTGCTGCGTCAGCTGTGCAATCTGCTCTTCAGCAGAGGCGCGGGCCTGCTCGATAGCCTGATTCATGACATCAACGGAGACCCAGCGGGACGGGTCCGGGGTTTCAACCTGAGATGTCAGCGCAGCGATGCTGGCTTCCAGCCCATTAATCCAGGCAAGACCGGCGGCTGCCTGGCTGTCCGACGCCTTAATTTTGTTAATGAGCTTCTGCAGCTCGTTGAGAGTGTCGGCTTCCGTAGACGAAAGCGGCAGTCCCAGAAACCAGCGGAGCTGCTCCAGTAAATCTTCCATTGTTGAATCCTCAGTTGAATTGATGGCCAGCAGAGAAGCGGCGGCAAGCATTGCCTCATCCATACCGTCCAGGGCGGGCGTATTGGTCAGGGCCGCGTTGATTAACGTGGTGACCAGACCACTGGTGTCGTACAAAAATACGGGGGAAATAAACTTGTATTCACCGGCATCGATAGCGGCAGCAGCGGCCTCAGTCCATTCAACATCCACCGCAAACAACCCAACCCCTTCACGCCATTCCAGCTTTTTGAACCAGCCGGAAGCCGGAGCCGGCAGACCGTTCTTCGCCGATCGCAGGGTCTGGTGTTCGTAGTCGATGACATAGGGGGTCTGGCGGGCGTCAGCCGCCGCAATGAGCGCGGCCGCGATAGTGCCGTCAATAAACCAGCCGTCAGGGCATTCTGCCGGGCGACCGTCGCCGGCACGGAAGGTGCCGGCCGGTAACAGCTGGATCACGCCGCGAGTGGCGGCGTTGATAACCTGTGAGAGTGACGCGATACGAGTTTTCATGACGCTGACATTACGGGGATGCCGGCGACGAATTCAGTTGAAGGACTTCAGTGGGTATATAAAGGAAGGAAGCGCGTAAACATCATGTCACTCTGTCAGGGTGCAGGGCAATAGCGCTAAACGCTTTTAAACCGCTTTTAAAAACGCCTGAACACCCTTTGAAGGTAGTTCCGTTCCGTTTAAGACAAAGAAACGCCCTGTGATGCGTTACAGCGCTTTTTTGGTTTTCGCGGGTTATCGGTAGATCTGACTGAAATAATTCGCCGATTTTTCTTCCATAGCGCTGACGTCGGATTCGGCCAGAAAAAGAAACGGGCGGGCAGGCATTCTAATCTCATACGCCGGGATGGTATTCCACTCTGCGTAATTAGCTTTACTCTTGCGGGCAAACTGATTGTTCAGGGTGCCGTCCTTGTTCTGGTGGTAATAAGCCTGCTGGCTACGGGCGGGGATGCTAATCTTACCACCCGACTGGTGAATGCCGGCATAGATGACATTGGTCCCGACGGTCGCCATATCGTTGTCGCTGTACTGAACGATGCTCGAAGCCAGCCGACCAGACCGCTGCAGTATCTGACCTGGCCCCCTCCGCTTAGCATAACGTGGGCTCCATCCGAGCCACTTAGGCCGGCCTTGTTGCTCGAAGTTCTCCTGTACTGCATCCTCCATCATCCCGGCCAGCATTCGCATCAATGGCGCACGATTCTCAAAGCTCCTGATGAGCTCACCCAGCGAGCGCTCAAAGTCAGTGACGTCAAAAACGATGTTATAGGCCATTTAACGCGCCCTCCAGTATCGGTAATTCAGCCAGCGACTGCAGGGACGCCGGTGTCAGTTCTGCACCGCCGTCCGGTAATTGCAGCTCGTAACCGGCAGCGTTCTGCCGGGGAACGGCCCGCACCTGGTGGAATGACTCGCCATTGCGGATGACATAAAGCAGATCGTCACCATCAGCCAGAACCGCTTCAGGCTGGCGCAGCTGGGCCGGCAACAGCTCCCAGAGTGGCCCGGGTGACTGTACCACCGCGCTGTCGGTCACCGTCATCACTGCGGTGTCGGGCATACGGCCACGACCGGCCAGCGCATCGAGCGTACGGGTGCTGAGTGCGCCGGCATGACGGAAAGCTCCGGCGGGCTCACGCAGCAGCGACTGGTTCACGAAGCGGCGCATGTCGGACGTGAGCGCGTCAAGCAGCTGCGGCTCCGAAAGTGTGTGCTGAACAGCCAGTGCGGCCATCTGTGGTGGTGCTGTAGTTGAACGGTCCATCAGTCTCTGACCGAGGCCGGCCAGCCAGCCCTGACCCGGATTGTGGCCAAAGCCGGCATCAGGGGTATATAGCTGACCGTTGTAGCGGAACGCCTGCACCTCGCGGGTATCCTGCGGCCCCCATGCCTGCTGCACGGTTTCCAGATGCCCCTCGCTCGACCAGACGGAGATGCTTTTGCTGTCGATATCGCTTTGCGAGCGTGCCCGGACGCGGCAGCGGCATCCCCAGCCGTCGGGCGGATAGGCAAACTGCCAGATGGGATCGTCATAGCGGGCCGTCAGTCCGTTCAGCGCCGCGTGTGCAGGCCGTGTGCGCAGGTCCATGACCGCCACGCGCGTCCAGTACGGGCGGTCGGCGGCATTCTCCATCTGCTGGGCGTAGCGGCCGGCACCATAGGACGACTGCATATTGGTTTCAAAGATGGTGCGTAGCCGGCGCGGGGTTAACTGCTTGCCCTCCAGTACGCCATCCTCATCGGCGACCAGCTTCGCCTTATCGGCCAGCCAGCCTTTCTGCGTCAGCTTCTGCGTCATCTGCCGGCGGAACTGTTCCAGCGTCAACCCGTTGTCCAGTGAGTCCTGCAGTCCTGCGCGAACGTCCTGCAGGATATCCTGGCGAAGGATGCCGGCGACGGTGAACGCCGTCGCGTGCGCCCGCGCCTCCACCTCATGCCAGTTAAAGCCTATGGTGTAGCCCTTGGACTGGAAATACTCGATGGCCTGCGCCGGCTTCAGGCCAATCGCATAGCTCAGGTCAACGCTGTCAGGCATCGGAATTCAGCCGCCCCCATACGTCCGCGACAAAAAGCGCCTGCTCCAGCAGGGTCACCAGCTCGCTGTCGTCCAGATCCGGGTAACTGCCGGCAATAATATCCATAGCCTCATCAGGCAGGCGGCCATCCTGCAGGGCAGCGACCAGCGGCGCAATGAGGTTCTGCATGGCGGCGGCGATCTTCTCCGGCACCGGACGGCCGTTATCCAGCGCCTCCTGCGCCGGGTCTGACAGCTCTGCGGCGGTGGTCAGGGCAGCAATGCGCCGGAACCGCTGACTCAGTGCAACGGGTAACGGTGTGCCGGTCTGGGCCGGGGCCTCCAGTACGGCCTCATCTTTCTGGGGAACCGGAATACCCAGCTTTGTATGCACCCAGGATGCCGGAATGGTTTTCACACCCGATTCCACCAGGTTTTTCACCCCTGCAGAGAAGGTTTCGATATCTTCGATATCCCGGGTATCAAATACCAGTTTAGGCAGCTTGCGGCGTGAAACCTCATACCCGTTAATCCGCAGCAACATATCAATCATGTTGCTGAAGAAGCCATGCAGCTGCTTGGCGTCAGAGACCAGGATGTCGTGGCGAACGTCGTTGTGTACGTTGCCGAGCGCATTGGTTGAGGTCTTGCCATCGGCCTGGCTGGTAAGCGTGGCCCCGAGAATGACTTTAGATTCGGTGCGTTCGCACCAGTCCATCATCGCGACGAACGGGTCTGCCTGGCCAGATGCTGCCGATTTAAAGTCAATATCGGTACCCTGCGGAATAATACCGGCCGCGTTATGGCCCAGGGTGACCAGCGCTTCGAACAGCGCGTCTTTGTCCTGGTCCGTTGCACCGGCCATATATTTCCCGACGCGTGCCGGCAGACCATAAATCTCCAGAAACTCCGCCAGATCGCGAACCGCAAAGTTCTTGAACAGGTACGGCCAGACCAGCACGCGGTACAAACCCGACTGACCGGTAAAGCCGGTTTTCGCGTTATGCTTGTGTACCATCCAGCCGAACGGCATCAGCTCGGCACCCTCGATGCTGCCATCATTCAGCCGGATAATATCGCCACGGTCGGGGCGGGCCTGGAACCAACGATGCGGCCGCAGGTGGGCCTCGCTGGGTAGCCAGACATTCTCTTCAAGCTCCCACTCCAGTTCCTGACAGCTGAAACCATGCCCGATCGCATCCGCTGCCTGCAGGATGATATCTTCCAGATTATCCAGGGAGTCGAACCACTCCTGAACCATCGCCGCGAGGTTCTTCTCTTCCGCTGTCGCGTTCCGGCGAGGCTCGATGCTCCAGTCGAGACCCAGCAACGCATTCTTACGCTTGGCCATCTCCGAGAAAATATGGCCGTCTTTTTCGACCATATCGTCAAAAAGGTCAGCCTGGGCGGAAAGATAACCCTGCTCGGCTTCCTGCAGTATCCGGGGCAGACGGCGAATCGTCAGCCCCCGCGACGGGTGATCGGGATACGTGCTGTTCAGCTGAATCATCCGTGCTGTCTGCGGCGCTTTTGTCACCGCCTTATCAAATGGGCGGCCCCACTGATCAACTATCTTGCCCATTACCATCCTCCGTTACCAAAGCGCGAGCGGGAACGCTGGCGCTGCTGGCCTGAATGTCTGTTGTCATCATCTCTGTCATCGTCCTGCCGGCGCGGAACGTGGCGGAAACCGTCGCGCGTCCCAAAGGATTTGCATAGCGCCCAGAGCATATGCAGCCCATCGGGACCATCATCATGGTCTGCCATAGGAAAATGACGGAGCTGCTCTATCAGGGTCACCTGGCTCGGATGAAGCCTAATCAGTCCGTTAAACACATACGGCTGCAGGGACTCGATACGCAGGATTTTGTCTGAGTGCGGGATAACCGGCATCGCCGGTACCGGAATACCCAGCTCCGCTGACTGGCGGACCAGCTCGGTACGCAGGAACTCCTGAAACTGGACCGCCTCAACCGACCAGCACAGGCATCCGTATTCACGCTGCAGCGCGATGGTGTCGCTGATAATGACGCTCGGCAGACGCTTTTTAATACGGGCCTCGACGACGTCAAGAATACCGGTCATCCGGTTGAATCCCCCGACCAGGATCGCCGACGGGTCGCGGGAATTGCCGTTCTTACCCAGACTGGGGTCGATGCTGCCAAAGAACGACCATTCCTTCAGCCGGTTAACCCAGAAGGTGATACAGGTGGCGAACGGCGCATCATCCCCGCTGACCGGGTCATTCTGGTACTCACTGTCGAAGGTACTGTGACCGTCACGAGCACGGATCAACATCAGGATATAGAGTGGCCGTGCTGACCAGGAAACCACCGCGCCGGCTTCCATTGCCTCCCTGTGTTCATCGTAGAAGTTACGGGCCAGCAGCTCGCCGTCCTCGTCATTATTACGCAGGATCTCTTCCCACTTATCCCATAGCGTCATGTCTGACGGCCACGTGATAAGGGCTTTGAATCGTTTACGCTTCCACAACGGGTTTTTCAGGGTGCGCGACAGCACCGAGTCGTAATGCAGGATGGTCCCGATGTAGATCACATCAAACTTGGCCCCCGCGCCACCCAGCGGCAGGACGGTCTTTTTCAGCCAGTTATCCAGCTTGTCGCGCTGGTCCGGGTTGCGGACCAGCTCATCGTTCTCGATGTCATCGAGCACCGCGAGGTCGGGGCGATATGGACCATGACGCAGACCACGCAGCTTTTTGCCGCTACCGGCAACCTGTACTTTGATATCGGTCGCGGTCAGGATGGTACCCATCTGCCAGACGCGGCCCGCGCCGCAGGCGTCGGAGAAGTCCATCTTCAGACGCGGGTTCCAGCAGAGTTCCGCTTTGATCGCCTCCAGCATCGGATACGCCTGATCGATGCTGTCCATGATGATGACCGGATATTTTTTCAGCTCCAGGATGATGCACCACAGAACAAAGAGCTGGCTGACGATGGTCGATTTGGCCTCACCACGGGGAGCGGCGATGGCGTCCTGCTGACTGACGGTCGCATTAACGATTTCAGGCAGGCGCTGAAACAGGAACTTATGCAGCTCCGACTCATCTTGATGGCGGATATAGTGCGGGAAGTAGTTTTGCACGAAGTAACGAAAGCCGTTAACCGGATCCCTGACCGCCTCACGGCGCTGATTGACGGCTTCCTGAGACGGGTCAAAGCCGACCTGTTCCGCCTCGATGGACCGGCGCAGCGATGAGGCCAGCTCGTTGAGCTGGGCCTCAAACTCCTTTTTGTTCAGGGTGACATTCTTTTTACGCGCCACAGTTATTCCCCGACACGCGAAAGCGGCACCGTCTGCCCGGCCAGTTCGTGCGTACAGTCAGACAAATACTGGATATAACCGTCACGCACAAAGCTGTGGCAGACACGGCGCTGGTCCTTAGTCCGGTCATCAAAATGCGCCGGGTTATCGCTCGGTTCTTCCCAGGTCACCAGGATGCTGGGGTTAAAGGTCGGGCGAACATAATCATGGTTCCAGTCCCAGCGCGGGCCACCACCCTGGCCAATGGTCACCTGATGGGGAAAACCGCAGCCCGGGCAGATGAAAGACAGGCGATCGTGAGACACATTTTTCACAACGGCGGAAATATACATGCTTTATTCCCCCTTTAACGCATCGTTTACAGCCTGTTCAAAGCGGTCCTTAGCGCTCCAGCGTTCGTTACGCATAGAGTATTCCAGCTCTTCAACGCGGCCATCGAGCAGGTGAACGTCGATACGATCCTTAAACTCCGGCGCGATGACGTAAGCCACCTGGCTGGCCATCACGCTGGCGCGGGAATTCACCCGGATTAATTTGTCAGCCATAGTGTTTTTGCACCTCATTACCAAAGGGTTCCAGCACCTGGACAAAGGCTTCCATATGCTTCGGATAGTGTTCACTGATGAAGGTGGACAGCATCGTGATGACCTCCATCGCAGTGGCCAGCTGCGACGTTTCTGGCAGAACGCGCTTGCTCGCCACCGTCGACTTGTTGAAAGCATCGCTGAGGCTGGCCAGCAGCTCGACGCGGGCCTGTGGCGGCAGCTGTGAATCAACGTTGAGCTGTTCAATGGTGGTCTGATACTGGACCAGCAACCCCATCAGGATGGCCCGGCCGACGTCCTCCATACCATTACCCGCCAGCACGTTCGCGGCACGTAGCTTGTCCCAGTCGTCGCCGCTGTCCTGTGCGTCTTTCTTCCAGCGGGCGGCCGTCGCAAAACTGACGCCGCATTGCGAGGAAACGATCTGCAGAGACAGCTGGCTCTGAATATAAAGCCGCCGTACTTTTTCCCTTGTCTCGGGCGGATGCGCCATATCAGAACCCCATCTTGGCCTTGATTAAGGAAATGGTCGTCACGACCAGCCCGCCCGACAGCGCCCCGGTCAGCCCGCCGGAGATAGCCCCCTGACGGATAACCCGGCTTTCCATGGCATCAATACGCCGATCAATACGCATCACCGCCCCGGAGATTTTCTCCAGCTCCGGCATGATGTCGGGGGAGAACGGCCGGCGCTGTTCCGTCAGCAACTGCTGCAGGAGCATTAAGGGGTCATCGCTGGCCAGCCTGACCGACGGCGTCACGTTTGCTGTGGTAATACGACGCTGCCGCCGCTTTTGTCTGGCCTTCATGTCCTGTCTGCCTTCTTGTCCAGTTTGTCGAGGATGCGGTTCAGTGAGTTCTTGATATCCCGGATGTTGTCCGATACCTGGCTGTAATCACGCAAAGCATCGTCGCGCCGTTGGTATTCGGTTCTGATACGGTCAACTGATTCTTCCAGATCGCGGATATCGAGCTGCAGTCGGCGGATCCAGATACCGCCGAACAGCGTGACAAGACCGAGAAGTAACTGGTAAAGCTGATCTGGGTTCATTGTGGCTCCTTACCGTAGAGCTGGCGGATGGTGTTCAGTTTGTTGCGGATGAGCTGGCACCATTCCCCGTAGTCGTTGCTGTGGCCGAGGATGCCCCGGGGAGAGAGTCCGCCGCCGGTGCTGCCGGCATCGCCGGAATATCCAGCATTTCCGCTGTTGGCTGCTGACAGGTATTGACTACAACCGGGTCCGGCTGGATAGCCGAGGTTCTGCTGGTACAGGCACAAAGCGCCAGGACCGATACCAGTCCAGCCAGCACCATCTTTACGTGCGAGTTCATTGATTTTTTCCTTCAGTTTTTGCTGTGCGATCGTCAGCGCTTTGCCTTTGGCCAGCAGCTCCCCGGAAAGCTTGTCCGCCTGCTGGCGATAGTGTTCAGCAAGATTTACCTGAGCCTGCAGCTGTGACTGGTTCTGTCTGGCCTTGTCGGCATCCGTTTTTTCGCGCTCAATCTTGTAATCGTCGAACGCCTTCTGGACGGTCGCCGTCGCGTTGTTCGCCGTCTGTACATCTCCACGCATCTGGCTGGCGCATACCTGAATACCAATCCAGATCCCCGCAAACAGAATCAGCGCTATAGCAACCAGCCAGGGGAGCAGCGGTTTAACCAGCGTCCAGAGTTTACTGACCATCAGGAGAACCTCCGTTCGTCGGGGCGGCAGGCTGATCACGCTTCATGGCCACCAGTTTGGAGCCGATGTTATGGCCCGCCCAGGCGACGATGTAGGCGGTAAACATCCACTCCTGCAGTTGCAGGCTGTAGCCGTACCAGATGACGATCGCGGACGTGACCAGAAAGGTAAAAAAGGTAATGGTGTCGGAGGTGCTGAGCCGGCCCGACGGGTTAGAAATCAGTTCTTTGAGGGACATAACGCCCTCCGGGCTTTCTCGAAGAGCATGGCGCGGTCATTGAGACCGACCAGCGCGGGGTTAATTTTGCGCGTGACTTCGACCACATTGGCGGCATCCGCCGGCGCATTACAGCCGTGCTGATACCAGTACCAGGCGGCAGAACGGGCCGCATTAACCGGATCAAGCAACAGGTCTGGATTGTTCAGCAGGTCAAGCCCCAGCGCCTGCCCGCAGGCCCGATAGTTGTTTTTGAGGGTGACCTGAATCAGCCCACGGCCGCGATAGCGCCAGCCGTCGCCAGAGGACTCCGGGCCGTTTCCGCCCTGGTTGGCATAGACAAAGTTAGCTGTGGCCTGCGGTTTACCGACAAAGCCCCGGGCAAACTCCAGCTCAGCCGGATCAATCTTACGGTTTTTGTTGCGGTCGAAGTCAGAGCGGAAAATCATCGCCAGACGCGCAGCATCACGGTAGTTCAGGTTTTCGCTGATGACGGCAAAGCGGGTGCTTTCATGGCCGAGCTGCGCGATAAAACCAGCCTGGCGCAACGGGGTATTGATAAAGAACTCGGCCATGGCCGCATTCAGCGGATCAAGCCATTGCTGCGCTCGCTGCTGCGTAATGCCGGCTGCACGCTGGAAGTCGTTGAGATTCATGTACTGACACCACGTAAAATAAAGGTGGTGTCAGTATCGCGGGAGGGGGATCAGGGAGTCAGGTGAAGGGGTTCAGTGGTTTAATTATCGAATTTAACAACAAACTGATCTTTATCTTCACTGTACCATTTGACTGTGTAGGAAAAAACTTGCTCTGACGTTGTCAGGTTACAGTGTCTAATTTCATCTACCTTATCGTAACTAACCTGTGCCGCATCGCTAAATTGTTGACCACTCAGAAGCTTGGTAATGACGCTGGCTACTTCTGGCGAGTTACATCCTGGAAGATCACCTTTGACAAACCCCAAAAAAGGCCCAATGAAAGACAGTACGAACATCAAAATGTAAGCGGCTAAAGGGTTAAGATTTTTCCCTCCCTGTATACCCAGAGCATCTGTAACCTCCAAAGCAGAACCTACTATTTTTTTTCGTTTAAAAAGATACAGGGGTAAAAAAATAATAAAAATAAAAGCTACACCAATTCCCCATCTTGCCGGACGTGCAATATTTTTCGCAAGAGCGTCTTTGTACACAGCGACAGAAAGACCAAAAATAATCAGTGCTACCAAAAATTCCATTTTATTAACCTTTAAAAAAGTGCTTGTTGTCTGGTTGATAAATCTTGCCTACGTTTACTGAGCAATTCCCATCCAAAGCGATCACTAAAACCATAGCGCGGACAAAGTAACGTCATGGCCATCAGCGAAGAGGTGCCATCCTGACGAACGGTATCAAACTCAGCAAGGAACCGACGGTTACGCAGCTCACGTAACGCCCGATCGCAACGAGGCAGATAAAGCACCTCACCGCCAAAGTTTTTGATCAGGAGCTGGGTATTGTGATCACCGATGGTATCGCGCAGAAGAGCGGCGCGGTTAGCGCCGAGAGCGCGGAGACCTTTACCAATCGGGAAAGTGGTACCACCGAACGCGGATAACAGCTGCTCGGTGGCCGGGAAGCCAATCAGGTCAGCTATTTGTATTACTGTCGGGGGCAGTAGTTCTGTTACCTGTTGCAGATTCATCTGTTGTCTCCCGTTTTTTACGCCGTTTTGCATCTATGGCCAGCGCCTGCATCAGTTTGGTTAACTGTTCATCCGTCAACCATTCCACACGCTTTACCTGGAACATATGATCGCACATTTTCTCGGCATAATTCCACGGCCGTTTTGCATCTGCAAGCAAAGCTTCAATTTTGCTGAGCACCGTTTTACGCGAACGGGCAACATTAGGGCGCTTTCCGTGACGCGCTGACTGGCGCGGGAAACCTTGATCGTGCATATATTCACGCACGGCCTGCAGCTCGTTGAGAGAGCATTTTGTGGATGAGGTTTTGCCGTTGCACAGACGGGCGAGGACGGCGCGATACGTCGCGTCGTCCCAGCCCAGATGAGCCTGACCGGCTTTGATGGCCCCGATAAGGCCGCGTTTTGCTGGAGTGGACATATTACCTCCTGTTGGTTGCCATTACGGCAGGCACTCCGCAAAGTGCCTGCAAGAATGACTCACTGAATGGGTTCGAGTTTGTTGACCGACACGCCCCCGATTTTCCCTTCAACCCGGACGACCAGCCTGCCGTTACGTACATGCCAGGCTTCCGAGATGGTGACAACTTCTTCCACTTCAGGCATCCCGGGAACGATGTAATACCGGAACCGGGAGCCCACTGGATAACGCCGGTTAAAGTTACCGGCTGTCATATTACGCAGGAGACCCTTCATCATCGTCATCCCCTATTTGAAATAACTCTACCCGCTGATTAACGACAATATGCGTACGCAGATACTCGATGTTTGCTGCATTTTTAGCGAGCTCAGAAGCAATCATATAATTACTGGATTTGAGTTCTTCGTTTATTTGAAGCTCCAATCGGTCAAGATGAACCGCCAGTGCATCTGTAATAACATTGCCCATGACGGTAGAAATATATATCCGACTCATAATTACTCCGTTTTCATGCTAACGAACTGAAAGGCCAGCAAAGTATTGATTGCCTTATCCGTCAGTTTGGCGGTGCGGTAACGCTCTATACCCCACACAATCCCATAACAGATCCAGAGGTAATGGACGCTGTACGCCTGGAGACCTTCAATCCCATCCCAGATGTCGAACGCGATGACATCTCTCGGGAAATAGGTGCTATCGAGGGCATGATACGCATCACTCTCTGTGGTGAAGTTGTTACCCTTAAGCTCATCTATAGCGTCTCTGACCTCTTTAGCGTCATCATCGTCGTCACACTCTTCGAGATAAGCATCAAGCCACTGCTGTAACCCGCTATCAAAGGCCTGTGCATCGAACTCGAAACAAGGCGATTCACGCCGACCGCGGCCTGCACCAGCCTCAAATTTCTCGGACCAATAGCCAGGGTTAATAAGAAAGCTTTCCTGCCGGCCGAAATGGCTGGCCGTGAAGAACTCGAACATGTCTGCGATGCGGCTAAAGGTCCACGTTCCCATATCGCCGGTGACGCACAGATAGCCTGGCCATGTAACCAGATCAAACCGATAACTGTTACTGCCATTACGTGAAAACTCCAGATGACGATAAATACCATCATCGCGGTGAACCTTCATTGTGTGATTGGCAGTATTTATCAGGAATCTATTTAAAACATCTTTGTCATGACTCATTTAGATTTTTTCCTAAAAATAAAGTTAAAAAGAACGATAGCTAATGCTGAAATAAGGGTGATGAGGATTACTGACCAAAAACTACGACGCTCTGCTGAATTTCTGAACCGTGAGGCATCAGCCAGCAGTGTTCGTTTCTCAGTGTCCTGCTTTAAGTTCATGCCAACGCTCCATAAACAGCTTTCTTGCCTGACGTGGTAGCAGGGGATTAATGGTAAATTCATTCGTAGGCTGAATACCCCTGAGAATGGCCCACTCGGTATCGTCGTCAATAAACAGGTCACGGCGTTCTGTGGCCAGCATGATGAGGTCAGCTTGTTTGACTACGGGGCTCATGGTTTCAGGAAGGCCAAACTTCTGGCTGATTAAGCCCTCAACCCATTTTTCAATACCGCGATAATCCGGCAGTAAGGCTTTAAGCGGCGCGGCAATATCATTGCAGTAAGCCTCGCTGGCGTCGTGCAGCAGCGCTTCAAGTGCAAACTCAGACGGCACAAGATAGCTGGCCAGCACGGAATGCTGAGCGACGCTATAGAACTCATCCAGATGGCCGGTAAATCGACACAGGTTAGAAAGCGCCTGGGCGATATCATCAATATAAATAACGTCAACGCCTGAATTACAAAAATAAAAGTGCTGACCTGACCAGGTGGTAATAAAGCGGTTTTCGGTATTCATGCTAATCTCCAGCGTTTTTTATGACGTTCTACTGCCTGTTTCATTGCGGTTTTATCAGCCGGTTTACGGATTGACTGACCGCTACGGGTATAAAACTGAAATCGGGTCTTGCCTGGGTAATCGGGATGCTCAATGACAACGGAATTATCATTAAGGTGATATATACGCTTACTACCCATATCCTGAACTTCGCACCCTGAGACACAGAGATATCCAGCCATAATCGCCCCCTTTATGAGCCCAATGTTTTTTCAGCGGCTTTAAATTCCGATTCAACAATTTCGATGGCACCGGAATCCGGGGATGGTGTGGCCTCGGTTCTGAAATAAATCTCATCCCCGACCCGGAAATGGGTAATACCACACAGGATCAACATTCCCCATTCAAGGCCCATCGCTTTCCAGTAAGGCTCCCTTGAGATTCTTTCCGTGGGGCGACCGTCATCCCACGCGTCCAGCAGCTGCTGATGCTCCTCGCGGCGCTCGCGGGGAATGCGGGTCTTACCTCGGGGTTCACGCGTATAACCATTCTGCGAGCGGGAAAGCGTCCAAAGACTGCTATGTCCAATAAGTGGCGCTGCATCGAATGACAGACCGTGGAAGTGATAATCCGTAGCGCTACCAGAAAATACTGGCTTACCGCCAAATTTTTTAGCGAATGAGTCCGCTTTTTCTTTCAGCGCAATACGTTGGTTAATTTCATTGTCCCATGCGTCAAGCGCCGTTTTTGTGGATGTTTTATAAAATCCCATTTAAGCCCCCTTAAATACGGTTAATAACAGTTCAATCATTTTCAGGCTGTAGTGAATACCTAAGCCCCACACAGCGATGCAAAAGAAAACGCAAAACAACCAGACGATCGCCCGCAGATGTGTGGTCATCATCAGACGGTCAATAAATCTTTCAGCTGATATTTTCATTGTTGAAACCCTATATTCAGGCGTAAGCGTCCCCTGACGCATTACGCCATTTAAAAAATATTTAAGGTTTAATTAATCCTGACGCGTAAGTGAGTTCACGTTTGCAAGCCAGGGCTCAACGTTAATTTCCACAATTGTTGCTGACTTCAAATCCATAGCCGCAGCAACCGTTCTTACGGCCCGACGATCTGTTTCTTCCGGGCGTTGATGCCAGAACGCGGTACCCGGTTTATATTGCCGGTTGAACTCTTTCGCTTTCATATCACACCGTCGCCATATTCAGAGCAATGGGCATATATTGGTCAGTGTCGCCAATACGTTCGTAAATACGAATATAAGAGCTTGTAGCGATAACCTGTAAGGATTCTCCGATGGCTTCCATCGCTCTGTGCCAGCGCTGATCATCAATCTCATATCGACGGAGAGCAAGAACAGCGCCAGTGGACACCGCACCTGATTTATCCGTGGAGAATGCGCGATTGATGAGAATTTGCAGCTCTGGCCGTGCGCCCTCCGTCCAGTCAGCAAGGCACTGGTCAATGAGTTCTTTAGCAGCCTGCAGACGCTCATCAAAAGCGATGCGGTCGGCCATAGCACGTTGAATAAGATAACGACCATCAAAGCTGTAGAGCGTGACGTTACCTTTTTTACCGCCCAGCTTAACGCCATATTCGTTAGCGGAAAGATCGACGAACGCCCCGATATCGCCAAACGAACTTTCTTTAAATTGCTTCATTAGCTTATTCAGCTCAATGGCTTTAGTTACGATCTCGCCAACCAGCGTATCCCGGGCCAGGTCAATAGGCTTCAGCATTTTAACAGGGATGAATGCATCTTTAGCATCAACCCAGTAACCTTCAGGTGCGTTTTTTTCAGTAAATTGCTTTTGCAGATTATTCATGATTTGCCTCATTTAAATGTTGAAAAAACTTTGCGATTTCAGCGCTGGCAGTCGCCAGCATTAACGGTGCAATAATATTGGAAGTATCTTTAACCAAACGGGAATCCGTTTCTTCAGCCGATATAATTGCGGATAAATGAACTTCCCCTTTGACTTCCTTAACCGTAAAAACAATTTCAGCCATACTACCTCCAGATAACATGCATCCCGCGCCAGATAAGCATTTTGACCTGAGAGCTTTTGCCATCTTTACGTTCGGTGATTTCGACTTCCTTCCCGCGCCACGCCTCGAAAGGTCTGTCTACCTCAACAATCGGGCGGCGGAATCGGGTGTTAATGTCCAGAACCTGCAGGCCACCGCGCATAAGACGATTAATCGGGGCCATCATTTTGGGATCGTTAATCGGTAAACGGCACATAGTGACTCCTGATAATTAATGAAACGAATCATTGCCTTTGACGGGAACAGTCGATAAATCTTTAACTGTTCCGAACATCTTTCTCAGAATCGAATGGATAAAACCGCCGAGTGAAACCAGAATAACCCGGGCAGCTTTCTTAACCTGTTCTGAGTCAGAATCGTCTTTAATCATTCGGCACTGGACATCAATGCCTTTTCCTTTTCGGGTTACAGATATTTCAATTTTGGCCATAGCTCCCCCTAATTAATCAGCATTTCTGCAAACTTACGTACTGCGCCAGCGCTGACGGCATTACCACTGATCTCACTGTGGCGGCTGACGCCACGAACTAACTTGAACAAACGACGGGCATTGCCGTTGCTGGCTTTAAACAGGGCATCACTTACATCGGCCTTACTGGCATCAGGCAGCATGCTGATCGCAATATCGCTTATATCGTCCTGCGGCAGTGAATCACCGATGCAGAAAGCCAGGCCAACACGGCTATATAACTGCTGGTACTCGCCGCGCTTACCCTTCAGGTTAATAATCAGGCGGTGCATTCCTGCGAGAACAAGGCCAATACCAGACTTGTCATGGATGCGTCGCAGAGTCTCAAGCGCCCGGTATGGCAGGTTCTCCGCTTCATCCACCATCAGAATGCGACCAGATTCGCGTAATGCAGCAATACAGGCTTCACTGAGTTCGTGCATGTTGCCACGCTTGCTGAGCCCCAGCAGGCCACAGAGCTCTTCCAGGACCACGCGGGCGGTATATCCCGGGTCTGCTTCAATAAGCAACGCATCACGATGCTGTGCGGCGTACTCACGTAGCATCATGGTTTTGCCAAGCCCGGCTGCGCCATAGATAACGTTAAGATCACCATCAAGATGGGCTAGGTGGATAACCTCCATTCCTTTACGGGAAGTGATGGTCGGAATAAAGCTGGCCGTAATACGCTGTGATTTCTCTTTTTCCACTTCCCGGTTAATAAAGCTACGAGCCAGCTCATCAATAGCGGGAACATCACCGGCATATTTCCCCTGCAGGTATTGATTAATAACAGCGGTACTTTTGCCAATGGCCCGGGCTACCTGTGTCTGGCTGTAGCCTTTGCGGGCCATCAGGTCATTCAGTTCAACATGTATGCTCATATTTTCTCTCTCTTACCGGGTATTACCGATTTTTTTCAGATATTCGTCGCGGTCAGTCTCAAGAAAGAAATAAGGCTCTTCTTCTTTCTCAACGGTATATTCAGCAGGGATGAAACTCCCCAGGTCATCGAATCGTTGCCCCGGCAACACTGAGCGGCCCTCGGCTTCGATCTCCTGGACTTTCTCTTCGACGCGTTTCATACGACGCTGACGGCGTTTCTCAACGGCCACATCCATAGCGCTGACCGGAATCGCCGCGCGTTTATTGCCGTTCCAGATTGCAGTACAGACATAAGAACCATCCATCCGGCGCACGATGACGGACTGCGGGTCATGGATATCGAAAGCTACGCGCACGTCTTCGCTGTCTACCTGGATCAATTCCTCAGAGAAATAATCGTTATTGAACAGACGAAGCCAGCCACGCTGCGCGGTACGCACCATTTCAGGCATGAACGCTTCCCGAAGTTCAACGTCGGTCAGATACTCGGTTTCATCACCTTCGAGCTCAAGAACGGCGCGACGATACGCTGCCGGCGTCATGTGCTTACCGTTACGCTTCGGTAGTTCGCGATGCTCATGAGTATTGTTGTAGACGTCCACTTCTTCAGCGATGGCGTCAAGCAGCTGCTGCCATGACGGAAGTTTCCCCAAAGCAGTACGCTGCACCGGTGTCAGTTCGCGGCCGTTCTCCTGGGCTTTGACGGCCGACTGAATAGCACGAGCGGTAATGCGAGCGTGCTCACGGTCGGCGCTGTCGCCGCTGAATGTGTCAAACTGCATCGCTACGCGGCGTGGAATGCCCTTATTCAGACGTTCGATGATCCCGCGAGACTGAGGACGCCCGGGAATGCTAGTCGGGTGCTCAATACCCAGGCGGCTGAAAATACCAGTCACGTCAGCATCAAGCGTTTTGTTGGTTTCACCGCCACCGTTATCGGAGTACACAAACAGCGGCTTACCGAAGTGTCGCATGGCGTACCGGTAGGCATCGGCCACAGCAATAACGCTTTCAGATAATGCCAGGCTCCAGCCAACGACAAAGCGTGTCCGGCCATCAATAATCAGGGTCAGCTCGGGGGTGAACGGGCGACCATGATCAGGATGCGCGACTTTCATTTCCAGTGACTTACCGTCCGCAATCCAGCAACCATTAACCGGCATTTGTGACCAGTCACGTTTCTGGAAGCATTCATAAGCCAGCGCAGCAGAACCACTAACACGGCCACGCGCTTTCTCTCGGCGCGGCAGCTTCTCCATAGCCCGGCGAACTGCGTCATAGGAGGGGCACGCCGCAATCATTGCTGGCTGGTCAGCATAGAGAGCTGTCCATTCGGCTTTAAAATCTCGGTACGCCTCGGTAAGACAAGGACCTTTGCGACTGCGCCAGTGAGCCAGGAAGTCAGGAAGCCACTTAATCTGCTCTGGTTTCTTCGCTTTAAGATGACCGGGAGCCAGCATGGCCATACGCTCGATACCTGGTTTTGTTGACTCAAATACGCTGACCCATTCCTGCAGGCTGCGGGTACCGACGCCAGCACGACTGCTGCCTTTACGGGCATTGGCCAGCTCAGAGGCTTTCATCAGATGTTCCGGCAGGGTCCCTTTACGTGAACCCATGGAGACAAAATTAACCGCTGCTGTGCGTGACAAACCCGCATCTCTGAGCTTTTCAACTTCCATGGCCAACACCGCCCGGGCATCTGCGATCTGCTTTTGCTTAGCTGTCAGCGAGTTCACTTCACGCTCAAGCAACGCAGGACATTGACGAATAAGGGTAAGCTCCCTACGTGGTTTTAGGTTCTTAATATCAGTTGAACGATCGACCACCATCGTCGTTTTAGTCGCTAAGACCGATTGATATATTTTTTCCCTAAGAGCGTGCTGGGCTTCGTTAGGTAAACTGTCAATCGAATACTCGCTTCCACCTCCACGACCGGCCCTTGCTCTTGAATCCCAACCATGGCTTTTGGCCCTTGCAGCAATTCCAGGTCTGGTTTCAGGTAATCCAGGAAGCCGCAAATCAGCTAATTCCTGAGCGGTATAATGCGTTTTCAGGTTAATCTGGTTCATATGCTTAATTCCATTCACCTGAAAATGCTTTATGATAACGAGTGGGCCATATCTCATCGGGAGAGATCCCGATAGCATCAGCGATGATTTTTTGGCCTTTTGGCCATGGGCGATCTAGAGCGTTCTTCAAAGCCCCAGCGCTTTTGTAACCATGATGCAGGGACAGACGACGCAACGACCATCCTTGCTTGTGAAGAGCTGCAACGATATCGGCCCTGTGCCAGTCAGATTCTTTCTGGCTTTTTTTTGCGCTCTCTAATGTACTCAT